CTAAACCAAAGTTTAAATTTAACCTTGATTTCCATCCACAACTAGAGCAGATATAAACTGGTGCATAGTAAGATACCTATGATCACACCCACTTACTGGGTCATACCAAACACCACAAACTTTACAGATCAAAACACAGTCCCATCTTTTATATTGAAGTAGCCTACAGGCTTAGACCTATTTTTTCTATTAGAAAACTCTGTTGATATTGGCAACCATTTATCCTCCCACTTAGGCATTGGGAGTGCAGAGAGGTTGAACCCCCAGATGCCCTGCGGTGTGGAGTTTATGTACCAAGCAGTAAGGGACCTGATACCTGCCGCCATTAGGAGAGAGGAGTACTTATGTTCCTCTATTAAAAGATCGTCATAGTGTGTCTTCCTAGATTTCAATTCAATAAACATCTTATGCTCTTTACTCATACAGTCAAAACTATCAAACTGATCTTCACTCTTTTCTAAATCTTGAAAGTGAAACTCTTTTAAGTAATCAAATAACTCTGGCTCTCTTAATATATCTACACCCAAGGGCTATCCCCTCCAAGCCTATCCTGTAATCTTCTCAAGGCTGAGGTACATCTGCGATCAGCAGTAGAGGTAGCACACTCTAAGTACTGAGCTATCTCTTGCAAGGTTACATTGTCGTAGTAGCGCATACGCAGTAGCACTTGATCATCTTGCTCTAACTTTAAATATGCTCTCTTAATATCTATTAGTATTGCTAGTAGGTTTCCACCCTCAGCAGGAGTTGATTGCTTGCGAGGTTGTCCATCATTGATTAACTCTTGTGCTTGTTCTAATACTGTACCTTCAATTACTGAGGCTAAGATATGTGGCATTAACTGAGCGATAGTTGCAGTATCGTAGAAGGCTTCATCAGTAGTTTGGTATCCAACCTTACGAGCCTTCTCCTTACGAGCATATCTTTCTGCAGCCCTACGCATTTGAAATGCTATCCTTGCTTCGTTATGTTCTCTTCTTGCTTTGTTCTCTTCATTAAGCTGATCAAAGTATTGATCCTGTCTATTCAACGCCCAAAGATAAAGCTCTTGTTTGATATCATCTTTCTCTACCCAACCATTAAACTTACGGGTAATAGAACCAGCAACCACTGGTACAAGATCTACTATTGTCGGGTGTAATTCTCTGGTCATCTACTTTTCTACGCTTCTTATCTACTTGGTGGGCTGAATTACTCTGTTATTACTATCTCTTTCAGGTACTGAGGGAAATGAAATCTTGCGTTAAAATGTATATTAAAGTCATACTCCATAGTGTCTGCTCTTGTTAGACCAAAGATAGGTTCAAATGATCTTAACTTTTTTGCTGGAATAATAAGTAAACTATCTGTGTATCTAACTACTATGCGATTGAAAGCATCTGGGTTATCATCTAATGGTTCAGTCATCCACATACGTTGCAACTTTTGAAATGGAAACTTAACCTCAAAGTCTGCTGGTCTATTCATCCATTTGATTTCTAGTCCACCAATATAGTTAGCGTATCCATTTGGTTTATTTTTATTTACTAGATAATCTACAAAGTAGTAACGAGGTGTTGGATACAGTTCCCAATTAAACTCTTGGCTTAGATAGTTAGCTACCTTTTGTTCTCGCTTACCATCCTGCCATACCTGTCTGATCGGCTCTGTCATTGAGGCCAAGTACCTTCCAATACCATAATTGCTATAGCTGAATAGTTCAGTAGATCTATAAAACTATCCTTCAAAGATTCATTTTGTGGCTCAGAATTATTATCTATTAGGTGATTGATACGAGCAGTCTTGTCGTGCATACGTACTCTCAGTCCATTTAGTGGACCACCTGGTGCATTAGAGATATTACTTGGGCCATAATCCTTATGCTTTTTAATCAGTAGATTGCCAGCATCATCTAATACTTTCCACATACTGTGGATAAACTCATCGCTAATTTCATTGGCCCGCTTTGACTTTATGTCCTTATACATTTACTGCCCCCAATATCCGTTTTGTCTCTTCTGTACCCTTTGCTAAGTATAGATCATTTAAGTCCATTCCAGCAGGTAAGACACAGATAGTGGAGTTAATGATTTCTGATGCTACTCTCCTAGAAAACTCAGCTCCAGGATTAGAGCCATCTTCTTTAACATCATTATCACCTATGATTAACACCTGTCCATAACCATTTAACATCTTTGCATAGTGTGGTTTCCAAGCAGCAACACCTGGTACACCAACAGCAGGTATGCCTAGAGCACCACTAGATATGATTGCATCTAGCTCACCTTCACATACTGCAATAGTATCTTTCAATTCTAATAAGGCTCTAACATTAAACAGATGGGTCTTCTGACCTATAGCCATACCATACTTAGGTTTGCCATCATCTAATCTTCTAAACTTAAAGCCAACACACATACCAAGAGCAGTAAAGTAGGGTATAGATAACCAACCAGCATAACCCTGATGCTCAGGGATTGGATCAGTTACTGTGCCTAAAGTAAAAGACTCAGCTATCTCTTTAGATATGCCACGTTCTTTTAGAAAGGTTGCGGTTTCTACGTTTAGACCCTCCTGGTAACGAGAAGCCGCTTGAAGATACAATTTCAATTGCTCTTGCGAGAGCATCTTTAAACCCCAAACTTTCTTTTTCCATTACAACATTGATGGTGTTTCCACCCTTACCGCAGGTATGACAGAAGTATAGGTTCTCCACTGTGTTTATCACTGCTGACTTACGAGAGTCATCGTGCATTACACACCTAACTGAACTTGCTCTACCTTCTTTTACTTCTCCACCATAGAACTGTACTACTAATCCGATTGGGATTGACTTTGCATCGCTGTCTTTTCTTCCAGACTTTCTACTTCTGGACCAGTCTTGTCCTGGCATTGATCAGCCTCGCTCTTCTCTAGGCCTTGCATTATCTTAGTTGTTGTTATCTTCCCACTAGGAACTGGCATTATTTCTCCTTAAAGTTTGCTAGATAAGTTCCAGTTTCTTTACCAACTTTACACTCTGTTATACCCTTGAAGGCTTCCCAGACTTTTATATTATCCCAGTCATCAACAATATGTGTCTCGTGTATGTTCCCAAACCACTCACCTTGTGGATAATGGATGATAGGTACTGAGATAATCCCATACTTACATCCCTTACTAGCCACATCCCATACCTTTATAGCCTCATCTTTAGTCATATGCTCTAACACATCACCAAAGATAATTAGATCAGCCTCTAAAGATTTATAGTTACGTATGTCTTCTACCCATACCTCATCATATAATTCTTTTAGTTTGTACTCATCAATATAGTTACTAAAGATTTCTATTCCAACATAACTAGCTGGTACATAAGGCCTTAATAACTTTACATAAGTTCCAGATCCAGCACCTACATCTATAACCGTCTTAGGTTGTAGTTGTACTACTCTATTTAGAACCCAGTCTTGATTTTCAGGATTACTCCAAGGCATTATTGCTTCTCCTCTAACCACTGTTGTAGATCCTGTATTACCCAACTCTGTTCTATACCAGCATTACGTCTTTTAACTACCACATAAGATAATGGTGCTGGCTTGATACCTCTAGCAGTAGCATAGTTTTGTGCTTCAACTACTGCCTCTCTCCAGAACTGAGGTAGGCTCATCACCTTTGTATTCTTTAACTCTAGGATAAAAGTTTCTCCAGCAACAATAACTACTAGATCACCCTCATCTTTTTGTCCTGATAAGCGTAAGCGTTCAGCGTTAATACCCTTAGATCTAAACCACTTCATAACATCCAGTTCAAAAGCTGAGCCTTTACGTTTATTCTTGGCGGACATATTCTAAACTCGCATCTCTCCTGTGCATACGACCATACTCATCTGCATCAAATATCTGACAAGAACCATAGTTCACAAACAAAGATACATAATCCTTACCATCAGCAGTATGCTTACCAAAACGATTCTTAACTGCAGCAACCCTTAGTAGATTCTGTATAGGTTCATAACCTAAAGTTAGAATCATTGCTGGTAGCTGAGATACCTTACCGTGAATAGATCTACGAGCAGGTGGTTCAGTAGTAGAACCATACTCACTCTGTTCGCTGACGTGATGAAGAACCATTACACAAGCCTCAGTTTGTCTAGCCATATCGTGCAGATCCACCATAATAGCTCTCAATCCTGCCCACTCATTGTCTGATTCAGCAACCACATTCATTAAGTTATCTATTACAATTAACTCAGGTGCTATGCCATACAGTTCTATATAAGCCTTGATCTCTAACTCAATATCATCTAGTGATGGTGATGAATCAAATACCCACT